CTATCAGAGTACCTGCCGGAATCACCGTGCCGTCAAGCCCGGTACATAGAATCCGGTAGTAGGACGGCGCAGGCATCTCACGGGTGGAGCCGCCATACTGCGCGGCATTGTCCAGGCTGATGCCTTCCGCCGTGGACGGGTACTGCGAATAGTAGACATCCACGCCGTATTCCCACAGCTCTGCGATTCGGTCTGCTATGTTGGTCAGGATATGGTTCAGAAGCGACTGCGGATTCTGCCGGGTGTTGACGCCCAGCTTCTCTGTCAGAGCATCGTGCATCTCATCCAGAATCGCATCCAGCCGCTTGATATTAGGTCCTCGTGGTGTCAATCCATACTCAGACATTGACAGTCACCTCCTCCCTGTAATCAACTTCCCCAACGGTAAAAACGATATAGATTGTCGCTCCCCTGGTTCCAGGGTTCACCGTTATATCAATCTTCTTCACATCCGTAACGCCCTCTACGTCCATAATGGCATCGCGTAGCAGGCCCCGTATCTTCAGCAGGTTCGGATTCTTGACAAGGACCTCCTCGTAGTACTGAACACCCTTGCTTGGTCCCAGTCTCCACTCCTGGAAAAACCACTTCAAACGGATACCAACAGCCTGGACAATGCTGCCGGTGGGAGAAACGTCGCCCAGCGCATTGATATCCAAGTCCCAATCCCGGTCGAGCTTCAAATCAATCATGGAACACCTCAATTCGGCTTGCTGGTAGCGCCGCCGCCAGGACAATTATGAGTATGGTTCACAAGGCTGACATCTCGCGGTGAGGCAAGGACGTCTATGTCCGACTTGATGATTTTAGTGGCGTTGATCTTCCCGTTCACCTGCAAATCACCGTCGATTTCCACACGCTCCGGCTTTACTGTAAGGACCACGCTGCCAGCCATGACGACCACGGCGTTCTCATCACACGCCTTCTGGATGCCGGGGCTGGGACTGACGAACAGACCAACGATGGCAATGCTGTTGGTCAGATCGAAGCGGATATCCGAGTCGGTCTCCATTCCGTACATCCAGTAGTCGAGAGCCTGCTCTGCTGAAATTAACAGGCATCCGTCTCCGGGCTTTACGGCATAGGAGATAGACACCTGCTGCATATTCCCCTGCGGGAAGTAGACCGGCACACCAGCGATATCGGGGTACGGGATGGTGCTGCCGTCTGGCTTCCGATACAGCATGGTAGGCGTCACCACAGCCTGACTGGTGGACGGGTCGAAGGATACGATTTTGCCGGGGATTGCTGTATGGATACCGTTCACAATCTCCGTGGACATATCCTTCACTCGCTGTACAAATTCCTGCATCATTATCCCTTCACCTCCAACAGCCTCGCTTTGCACTGCCAGGAGCCCTCCACGTTGTCCCCCTCCAATTTCAGAGAGTACACCCGAAAAAATCCTGTGACATACTTGCTTTCCAGCTTCACATAGTCGTCAATGTTGATGGCTCCGTTGAGCAGATACACCACATCCCATCCGTGCTGCGCCTCAGAGGTTCCCTTGTCGTCAGAGACAATCACCTGCTTGGGAATACCCAGCAGGCCGGTATCAGGTGACAAAACATAGACCTCCTTCGACATCACATCGTCCGTCTTCTTGACCTGGAGGATGCCATTCTGGATAGACCAGGACAGCCCGCTGCTGTTGCAGGACTTGGTAAGGACATCTATGGCCGGACCAACAAAGCTGAAGCCGTTCGGAAAGTCGAAGAACTCCGCATTGTACGAAAACGACACCGCCACGCCCATCTGATTTCCAGCGTCCTGGATGATGGTCTTGGCGCTAACTTTTCCTGAGTAAGACAGCGAGACGTAGGTATCTCGAATCTCTATCCGGTTATCCACCACCTCCAGCGCGGTGCAGCGATCCGCTCCGTCAATCTCCGTGGTGGCATGGGTAACAAGGCCAGTAAAGATGAGCGGCATGACCGTACCGTACCCAGCCTTCAGCGATAGCACACAGTCATCTTTGTTCAGTTCCGCGACGTGCTGGTCGTTCAGGTTCCAGATGGATACTTTGCCGGTATTCTGAGCGTTGAGGTCTGTTTTCTGGAGCGAAAACGAGATATGCAGCGGCATATCCCCGTCCCCAATCTCAAAGCCCGCTCCGCCTGCTGCCCCGGCTGACAACCGGTATTGACGGTCAAAGTTTTTCAATGCTGACGCCTCCAGTCATTTCAAGCTATTCTGCGGGAACAAAAATAAAGCTGGCCTTGCCTTCCCTGAAATCTGTTCGTCCCACTTTGTCCAGTTCCGTCTTGACGCCAAAAACCCCGATAGGCAGCTCAACAGCGTGGAACACATTGATCGGGAAACGTGGGACGATTTTCATTCCCACAACAATCGGATTGCTGAGGGAATCCAGCAGGCTGAAGCTCCAGTATTCTCCGGTGTCATTCCAGGTAAAACGGACTTGGTACTGCTTCCCATTCAGAACAACGCGGGATACGCTGTCATTCATATCCGGGACTTCGATAATCGTGTTCTCCATAGCGTTCACCTCATTTCAGGAGCCCTACGCCGCTGGCAAGAGAATACAGAATCGATCCGGACTTTCCGTTGCCGGACGATGATTTGCCGCCTCCGCTGGAACTGCTGGAGCTGCCAGTGCCAGAACCGCCTGAACTACTGGAAGGATCGGAGGAGCCGGATGCCCCTCCGGTCCCCTTGGATGTGCTGGCTGTCCCGGCTGCGGCTGCGGTGGTGCCGCTCTTGCCATAGCTGTCAGGTATGGTGGTGGTCCTGGTTTCAGTGGTTCGGACCTTCTTGAGCGATATGGGAATCTCCATAGCGTCCAGCATTTCCTTATTTTTCGGGAAACTGATGCTGGTAATCGCCATGTCGGTGTAGGTCAGCGAACTGGTGGTGACGGTGATGAGCTGCTTCTTGAAGTACAGCTCCTTCAGCCGCTTTACCACATCCTCCACTCGACCTTCCCCAGCTTCAAGGCGCTGTACCCAGGTCACAGGCCGGTTGGAGAGGAACAGCGTCATGTTCAGCGTCTCAGGCTTCAGGATGATCGTATCGCTGACAGAGAATCCGGTCTCAATCGAATATTCCGGGACCTCTGCCTCGAAACCCTCTGTGGACTCAATCAGAGCGTCAAACTCTATACCGTCTATGCTGACCGGCTGAGTAGCTTTTCCCATGAGCGTTCACCTACCCTCTTGCAAATTTCAGTGCTCGGGCCATCTCGCTGGTGGCGTCCTCCGATGCTTTATCCATAGCAACCGAACTTTTCTCCTGACCAGCGCGGTCGCCATTGAACTCGTTGTTGATGTTGACGTTCTGGGTAATGTTATACACGTTGGTCGTACTGCCAGCTGTTGCTGCCGTCGTCGGGCTGGCTGTGCCAGCCCGAACAATCGTATCCAGGATGTTTCCGGCCGAACCAGCAAACGATATAAATGCTGTTACCATCTCGTTGCCAACAGCGTCCACAACAGCGGTCAGGTTTTCAACGCCTCTGACAAGGACGGTCCACATTTCGTTGACCGGTTCCTGGTCCTGGCTGCGGTTTCCTGTCGGCTGCATGACATTGCCGTCAAAAGCGCTAGCCGAACGATTGTCGCTGTCCAGCTTTATCGGTGCTGGTTGGCTGTTATCCACGGGGATTTCAGGCGTTTCCGGTCTGCTGCCCATCACATAGGATGAGATGTCTGTAACGGCTTCAATCAGGACGCTTCTGAGCTGGGCGATGCCATTCGCTGCTATTTGAAGCAGTTCTGTTTGCCAGCCCTTGTCCTGCTGGACATTGCCGCTGTCAACATTTATAGGTCCGTGCGCTACCGTGTCATCGGGAGCGGCTGTACGTCCGAACCGTTCGGAAACGACGTTCCTGATGGCTGCGAGGCCCGTCTGTACCGTCTTTTCAAATCTTCCCAAGTAGGAGAGGATACCGCTCTCATCCGTACCGTTACCGTTTCCAATTTCAACGGGGACGGCGGGCTTCTGTTCCATTCCGTTTACAACGGCCTGATGGATAGCTCTAATGCCAGATTGGACAGTTTCGGTCAGGCTGTTTACAAGGCTGGCAACCCAGCCCCTGTCATCAGTCGTAGCGTCATCAACAGCAGAAGAAGAAACTTCTGGCGCGGGACTTCTGGATTCTTCAGTGCGGACAGGCAACGAATCAAGCATCTGGCGAATGGAGTTTGCTCCAGTGCGGATAAGCTCCGCCAGTTCTCCGAGGTACTCTGCGCCAGGAGCTCCTCGCTCCGGGGCAGAAACTTCCAGATCGGGGAGATCGGGGGTCTGCACCTTTCCGCTGATGCTTATGTTGCTGAATTGATTCGCTATGGTCTGGTAGACCGTAGCGATACTATCCAGGATGGTTTCGGCGAGTTTGCTTACGAGGTCCAACAGCCGTCCTTCCTGTTCGGTGCTGCTGCCGCCGGTGATATCGGGAGCCTCTGCTTCTGCGCCGACGTGCATATTACCTGATAGCTCTTCGACGGCTTTCTGTACGACCGGGATACCGTCCCGGATGCCCTGGGCCAGACCTCCGATGAAGTCCGGCATCCAGCTCTCGTACTCAGCAAGCGGTCCTTCGTCCGGGCGGGAGAAGTGAAGGAACGATGTAATCTTGTCGGCAATGCCCTTGACTGCTTCACCAACCCGGCCTACAGCTCCCGTGATTCCACTGACGATACCATCAATGATATCTGCGCCCCACTGGAGTGCCTGACTGGGCAGCGAGGTGATCCAGTCGATAGCTGCCTGGAAGCCGTTCACGATGGTTTCCTTGATGGCGGAGACCTTTTCTGAGATGGCACTCCACACGTTCTGGAAGATGCCCGAGAAGAAGGATACGATACCGCTCCATACGGTTGTGATAATCTGCCACGCCCCGTTGAGGATGGCTAAAAGCCCTTCCCAGGCGGCAGCAGCAAGGTCCTTGATGGCGTTCCAAGCTCCAGACCAGTTGCCGGCGAAAACGCTGGAGAGGAAGTCAACAACGGCAGTCATATCATCAAGGAACGGCTGAATCAACGAAATCAGGGTGTTCCAGATGGTGCTGAATACGGATACAATAGTGCTACCCCAGGTATCCCAAAACGTTTGCAGTGCCCCGAAAACGGCACGAGCCGCTGTAAACAGGGTGTTCCACAGCACCATACACAGGGTCTTGATCGTGTTCCAGACTTGGGAGAATAACTGTAAGACCTTTTCTCCGTTTTCCTGCCACCAGTCAGACAGTGCGCCAAAAATCGTCCTCGCGGCTGTACTGATAGCGTTCCAGACGGCAAGCAGCGTGGACTTGATCTGTTCCCCGTTTTCTGCCCACCAAGCAGACAGAGCCCCGAAAAC